CATAAGCAACAAGTTGAAGAAGACCACCACCCATTTATGCTATATTCTTTATACTATAATAGGAGAAAAAAAATAATTCATAATTTATATAAAAGCATAATTTAATTTTTTTATTATTATATATGTTTAAAGATAAAACTTCTAAAAAGCGATTTCAGAACGTCGATATAAACCGTGATTTATCGACATTGGATGCAATGCACAATAAAATTATAAGTAATTATAATAAAAAAATTATAGATAATAAAAATTATATAGAAAAAATAGATAGATTAGAAAAAAATTATAAAAATGTAAATGATGAAATTACTCGATATTACAACAGTAATATTAAGAATGAAGAATTATATTCAAATCTATGGAATAGTAATATTCAAATAAAAGAAGAACTTAAAAACATTCAGAAAGAAATTAATAATAATAATAATTTTGATGAAATCGAATATTATGAAAATACAAGTTCTATTTTATTTAATTATTATGAAATGATTGAAAAACAGTCAGTTACATCTTCGAATAAATATAAGACCAAATCAATTTTAGAATCGTTCAATTTAGTTCCTACTGAAGATAAGATTGAAATAGAGGATTTGAAAATTATCGAAAAGAGTGACTTGGTTGACCAATATCTATCAATAACAAATAAATATCATATCAAAAAAATTAATAATGATAATAATGAAATCTGTTGTAAATGTAATATTCCTTTAATTTGTTTGCAACACGATGCAATAATGATTTGTAGCACTTGTGGATATCAGGAATTGTTATTAGTAGAACAAAATAGACCTATTTTAAGACAAAATAATAAGGATACTTCACATTTTAGTTATAAAAGAATTAATCATTTTAGAGAATGGTGTAATCAGGTGCAAGGGAAAGAGAGTACAGATATACCTAATGATGTGTTTGAAAAAATTTTAAATGAAATCAAAAAAGAAAAAATAATGGATACTAAAAAAATTACATATACCAAAATGCGAGAAATATTGAAACGGTTAAGAATTAATAAATATTACGAACATATCAATTATATTATCAATAGGATTAATGGAATACCTACACCACAATTTTCACCAGAATTAGAGGAAAAATTATGTTCGATGTTTAGAGACATTCAAGGACCGTTTTTAAAACATTGTCCTAAAGACAGGAAAAACTTTTTATCCTATAGTTATGTTTTATATAAATTTTTTCAGATATTAGGACTGAACGAATATTTGAAATTTTTCCCATTATTGAAAAGTAGAGAAAAGTTATATGTTCAAGACCAAATATGGAAAAAAATATGCGAAGAATTAAATTATAAGGTTATTCCATCCCTTTAAACGCCAGCACCGAAACCAATCAAACGGAAACCGGCACCAAGTCCAACACCTTGACGGGCACCTGCTGAGAATGAAGGAGCGAGTAAATCGAATATTGAAAACAGACAAGCAGCGGTTAAAGCAATCATCCATATTTCGCTGAATCGTAGTTTATGTTCTGGCAGAATATAAGCAGCAAGTGCGACAACCATGGCTTCTATGGCATATTTTAATATGCGAATTAATGCTTCCCAAATATCAAAACTATAAGTTGGCTGATACATACTATTATAAATATAACATTTTTTTTATTTTTATTTAAAGATAAAATAATTTATTTTTATAAAATGAACATTCTTGTTAAAGAACTTGCCAAATTTTCATTTATTGTAATAGGTGGTAATTATATGATACATAAAGCCCTCGATTTTTATATTATGTATAAAAAATAAATCAATTATATTAATATAGAGATGTTAAAATCATATTTTATAATTGTTTCAAAACATATAGCTGTTTCTATTGCTTCTAGTTATATTATTCTAAAATCTTTAGAATATTATTATTATTATAAAAAGATATAAGAATTTTTTATTTTATTATATATAAGTAACTATGGCAGATGTATTAGTAACAACTAAAGAACGTGATTATTTGGACGAAGATAAGGCAATCCGAGGTCAAAATTATGGATTGGTTTCTTTTCTAAGTCCGGAAGACATTCTTAAGGATAAAGAGGTTTATTATTTTTCAAGATTTTTAGATAAATTCGGAAAAGATATGTCAACACTTCTTGATGGTCTTCAAAATAAATATCCTGATTCGGCTGACCTTGTGAATACTATTCGTTCAAATCATGCTTATATTTTCAATTCCGATGAACTAAACGAGCAATATAAATTTTTCAAAGATACCAATTCGGGAGAAATTGAAACAGACTTTCATCGGGAAAACAACTTCCGCACATCAATGCGAGGTATTAAAATCAGAGGTGTATTCGATACTGTCGAAGAAGCTAAAGCTCGTAGCGAGTTTATTAAAAAATATGATGATAAATTTGATATCTATATTTGCCAAGTTGGCTGCTGGTGTCCATGGTCTCCAAATCCGAACGACCTAAACGACCAAGAATATTCAGAAACTCAGCTTAATACTCTAATGAAACAATATAAGCAAAATATGGAAACTAAGGACCAAGTTTTCGAACAACGAAAGGCCGATATTCTTGCAAAATCAAAGGTTGCCAATTCTTCTAATGTCGCCGAAGAACTAGCCAACCAACCCGACCCATGGCTAGCAGCTAAAGAAGGAAAAGAAGAGGTTAAAGAAGTTGTCGATGAAGTCGTTAAAGAAGAAGTTAATGAAGTCGTTAAAGAAGAGGTTAATGAAGAAGTTAAAGAAGAAGTTAATGAAGAAGTTAATGAAGAAGTTAAAGAAGAAGTTAAAGAAGAAGTTAAAGAAGAAGTTAAAGAAGAAGTTAAAGAAGAAGTTAAAGAAGAAGTTCCTCCTCCTGAACTTTCTCGAACTTTAAGTTAAGGTTTTTGTGTTTATTTTTTTATTTTCATTTAATAAAAATGAAAGCTATTGCATTATTTCTTTTATTTGTAGGGGTAATATTAATAATAAAAAGTTATTATGAAAATAAATATGTAATAAAACCGAATGAACAAAAAACAATAATTAAATATGTTCCAATAAGTCAATATGAAGAAACTTTAACAGATAAAGAGACATTGACACAATTTTATAAAGGTATGTTTGAATTGACACAACCTAATATTTATGATGCTAAAAAAATATAATTAATAGTTATAGAAAATGGCAACGATAGAAAGTATAGGCTATTTATTAGTTGATAATATCAATTCTAAGACTGATATAAATAAGGTTAAATTAATGAGTTCAATTACTATTTATAAAAATGAACTAGAAAAAAAAGCAAAAAAAGAAAAAGATAGAAAAAACAAATATTATAATGATTATGAAAGTAAGAGAATAGCCAATAACGAAAAATACGCCAAATATATGAAAGATAATAAAGCCTTGTATGATAAATGGCGTAAGTCTAAAAAATCAAATGATTTATATAATTATTTAACATTAAGAAAGCCAAATTTAGAAGATGTAGATGACGTTTATACAATGTTATAGATTTCTTCATTAAATTCATACAATACATTTGCAATACTATTAAAAAAATTAATAACAAAAGAAAAAACTTCAGCCAATTCAATCAAAAACAGTTTTATATATTCATAAATAGTCACAGGTAATTGGACTATAATAAAAATTAAATATGCAAAACTATAAAATAATAATATAACAGGTTTTATTACATTATTAAAATAAGTAATATATGAAATCTTAAAAATATAACACCATATAGCGCTTATTATTGCAAATAATATAAGAAATGCAAGAATTGGCGATACAACATTCCAAATAATAGAAAGATAATTATAAATTGCATCAAACATTTATTTAATTATATAAATTAGAATATAAATAAAAATGAAAACGTTTAGTTTTAATTTTTTAGCCTTTATTATTGCGTTTGCTATCGGTATTTTTTATGTGTATATATCAACACCAAAACCTCATGTTGTAATTAAATATCCAACACCCTATAATGCCGATAAGATTGTTTATAAACATTATGATACGAACACGTGTTATAAATACAAAGTTGAAGAAGTTAAATGCGTAGATAATGCCATAGAACAACCCATAATTTAAAAACTAACTTTAAAATAGATTAAAAATGAAAACACAGTATGTTATAGATAGGTTATTTTATAATAAATACGGACAAATGTTTATCAGTGCATTATTTGGTTTATCATTAGCTCTATTATTCAGCAGAGTTTGTAAAGAGAATTGTATTTTATATTTTGCCCCCAAATATGACGAAGTCGTTAATAAGGTCTTTAAATTGAATGATACTTGTTATAAATATAACATAGTCAATGCACCATGTAACAAAGATGCATTGGAACCAAATAAAGACAACTATAGAGCATCAAATCAAATAACAGAACCTAATATTATGAATAAAATATTTGCGTAAGAATTATTATTATATATATAAATTATAATAATATAAAAACAGATGACAACAACCGGAAAACCGTCTAATAATATTATGATTACGTCTATAGACAAAATCCCCCTAAGAACTAATGGACCCGTTACAACAGATGATATGACAAACGACCAGACGGTTAAAGATGTTTTGAGTGAATTCGAACAAGAATTATCATTAACTGCTGACCAGAATATTAATAATAATTATAAAGTTAATTATCAGCAACAATCGCAACAACAACAAGAACAGCAATTTCAACAACAGCAGCAACAACAACCATTTCAGCAACAACAACCATTTCAGCAACAACCAAAACCACAACAAAAACAAAATAATAAAGATTTATGTATAGATAATGAATTGGCAATTAAGGTTTTTATTATTTGCATAGTTGTTGCTCTAATAACTAATCCATATATATATGCGACTATTTTGAGTAAAATACCAGATAATTTATCATTAATATTTGATAATTATAATTATTTTATAAAATTAGGTTTGATATTTGTTGTTTTATATTTGATGATGTTTTATAACGTTGTGTAAGGCGTAGTAGTATTATCAAACGCATTATAATGGATATTATCTGAATTCAAACCTTGAATACCATAAAAATTACTATCTTGTTTTATTTCATTATTATAATTTTCTTCATTATAAATATTGTTTTGGGCTGCTTTTAATAATTCAGTTGATACATATGGAATTAGGGTGCAGTTATCATTTTTTATATCCTGAATATAATGTTCTGGTATTTCAGGTTTATTTGTATAAGGTTTAGGTTTAGTATCACCTGCGAAGAAATTAAAGAAAGAAGATAAAGATGAATCTTCATTTGGGCTAGTAGTTGAATAAACAGCAGGTGATGAAACGAAATGAGATGTTGTGCTGGCAGATACACCTAGAATATTATTATTAGACGAAGGTTGAGAAGAAGAATTTGGAGTTTTATGTAATTTTCGCTGATAATATTTAAAATAAATAACGAGGAATATTATACCAGTTAAAAATCCTATAATTTCATCAACAGTTAATATTATAAATAATATGATTATAGCAATGAATAACTGATTTATAGGAGTACTTATAATGATTGGTAAATCAAAATCAACTAAAATAACAAAAATTAAAATTAACACTAATAACGCTCGAATAAAATTTTTGACCATCTATTTATAAATTACATATAAAAAATAAATTCATATTAATTATTGAATACAAAAAATGAGTATATTGACAACTTCCTTAAATAATAAAGGTTATGCAATTACTAAGACTGATAAAAATGAAGAAATTATTAATAAAATCAAAAAAGAATTGTTAATCAGTCCGAAAACATTCGGTAATTCTTTTTCTGTTGTTAAAGAATATCCAATTTATTTAGAGAGCGATACTAAATTGTATGTTCCTAAATGTTATGGTATTGAAAAATTTGGATTTCCTTTAACAGACAATTTAAATAATGGTGTCGATTGTCCGAATTTAAATTTCAGTGGTAAATTGAGAGACATTCAACAGGCACCCGTCGATGCTTTTATAGATAATGTTATCGATAAAAAGAAATTAGGAGGTATTATTAGTGTTCCATGTGGTTTTGGTAAAACAATTATGGCTATTTATATTGCCTGTTATTTTAAAAAGAAGACTTTATTTATATCTCATAAAGATTTTTTGAACGAACAATTTATTAATAGTATTAAATTATTTGTTCCGAATGCAAGAATTGGAAAAATCAAACAGAGCAAAATTGAAGTTGAAAATAAAGATATTGTTATAGCCACATTACAATCTTTAGCAATGCGAGATTATGACAGTTCTATTTTTAGTGAATTTGGATTAGTTATTATTGATGAATGTCATCATATAGCTTCAGAAGTTTTTTCGAAAGCTTTCAGAAAAATGAATATTCGTATAACCTTAGGACTTTCGGCAACTCTTAATCGTAAAGACGGTTTAAGAAAGGTTTTCGAATGGTATTTAGGTAAATCTGTTTATAAAATCAAAACAGACAATGATGAATGTAATATGATTGTTCATTTACATAAATATTTCGTTCATGATTTGAATTATAGTTATGTTAAGTTGATGTATAATGGAACACCCAATTTTGTATCGATGATTAATAATATAACTAGTTATATGCCTAGAACTATTTTTATTATCAATTTATTAAAAGAAATTCTTATTAACGAACCAGATAGAAAAATCTTAATATTATCTGAACGAAAAAACCAATTAAAAGATTTAGAACAATTGATTAAAAACGATGAGATAGCCTCATACGGATATTATATTGGAGGTATGAAAATGGCTGATTTAGATATTTCAGCAACTAAACAAATAATTCTGGCGACTTATCAAATGAGCAGCGAAGGCTTAAATATTCCCACACTAAACACCGTAATATTAGCCAGTCCTATCGGTGATATTCAACAGTCCGTTGGAAGAATATTAAGAGAAAAAAAATCAGAACGCAAATATACTCCGTTGTGTATAGATATTTATGACGACTTCTCATTATTCAAATTCAAAGGAAACAAAAGAATTAATTATTATAAAACTAATGGATATAAAATTAAAAATTATTATGAAAATGAATTAATCGTTTCTGAAGATGAAGATAATAACGCTAATCAGAAATGTGTTTTTATTAATGATGACGATGACGAAGAACTAGAAAAACCTAAAGAAAAACCAAAGGCAACAACAAAACCAGCAAAGAAAACATTATTTATTGATGATGATGAAGAAGAAAAAGAAAAACCTAAAACAAAGCCTAAACCAAAGACAGTAACAAAACCAACAAAGAAAACATTATTTATCGAAGAAGATGAAGATTAATCGATATCTTCTCTAATAGTTTGAACATTTATTTGAAAGTTTTTGATATCTAGATATTGATAATTATCTTTACCAAATGCACGAGAAATACCAGTGTCACAATACCATATTTGATTGTCTTTTAATATTATTTTTTCGTTTAACGTATGGCCCAAAAACATATATGTTATTCCCAATTCTTTGAATAATAATGACGTTTCATCGACATTATTTTGACCTCTATTCCATAATATACCAGGAGGACCTATGATTATATTATCAATTATTTCTTTGTCTTCAACATTTATTTTTTCTTTTTCTAGAAATTTTCGCCATATTTGATTTATGTAAAAGATATTTTTATTAGAACTTTTTAATAAATTGAGATGACTAATATCAAATTTAGCATGACAAAATAATAAATCATCTATTTTTAATATTAACGGTCTTTTGGCTAAAATCATAGCTAATGACCCTCCTGGTTTAAATAAATTTTCCCTTAAATCACTTTTACTATTTTGAGAAACATATGAAAAATCTCCAATAACGTTCATCAACTCGTGATTTCCTATTAATGATATACAATAACCGCCTTTAGCACGTGCTATTTTATTTAAATGTTCTGTAAAATAAATAATTTCATAATCTTTTAAAATCTCCCAATTTTCTGTTGATATTCTATTTAAACTATCTACTTGGTCGCCTAATTGTACTACTATTGTTTCAGGAGGTTCTGCTATCCATTCAAGATTATTATTAATAATTTTAGCGTCTATCAAAATATTTTTAAACCGTTTTATATCACCATGCATATCACCTATAATAATTATTCGCTTATGTCCTTGCAATTCATTTATACATTCGTTAAACATCTTTTTAAAGATATATAAAAGGTTTATTTTATATATCTTTATAATTATGCTTAATGCGTTTATTGTTTTTAATTTTATATTGACAATGACTAATGAATTTATTTTACCGGCCATTATTAAAACTTTTAACGATACAAATACCACTAATTCAACGATGTTATTAATATTGATGTAATTTTATATAAAGATTTTTTGAATTAATAATGATAATAAAATAAGAATGTTTAAAATAACTTATATTATTCTCAATTTCATTTTGCCAATTTTAAATGCTTTTATTTTACCGCAATTTGTGAGAGAATGGCATCCAATTGGCATTGAAAGTCAAATAGACAAAAATAAACCTTATAATTTTAATATCGGTAAATTGCCAATGGTTTTATGGTATGATTATAATAATACACCCACCTCTACAATTAATATATGCAAACATCTCGGTGCGAGGTTAGATAATGGTATTATTAATAACGGCTGTTTGCTGTGTGCAAACCATTTGACGGCATATAATCAGACTGATGCAATTGGAAATGTTATAGCGAAAAATGGATTATTGTGGTGGAGTTATAAAAGTTATTCCAGAAGTCCGCCATCAAATTTTAAGGAAAAAGAAAATAAATTTAATATTAATTATATTGATATTAATGTTAGTCTGGTGAATGTTATTTTAGAATTTATTTATAGTAATAACAAAGTAGATGTAATACAAAAAAACAATAAATTTTTCTTTACTGAAAAGTTATTTAACAATGCGGAACATAAATTTTTTTATAGATATCCATATTATTTAAAAGGTTCTGTTAATAATAAAATTAATTATGTCATTAATTTTTTACCATTAGAAGAAAACAAAACAAGATTATATATATCAATTTCTAATAATTTTATTGATTCGACAATTTTTATGAATTATTTTTTAAATTCTAAATTGAACAATCTTAAAAATTATAATGAAAATTCATATTTGAAATATTTGATTATTCTCAAAGAAGATAAGACTTATATGAAAAAATTGTATTCATTATTTGAGAAATATCTATTTCCCAACGATTTCACGATTTCGTGTTTTTATAAATACAAACAATTCTATTAAATGATTTCTTTTTTTTTGTGTTTTTTTTTAAAAAATGATTTGGGTTTTTTAAAAAAAAGTTATTTATAAAATATACAAACAATGACACGAACAATTAGCTGTTTTTATATGTCATTTGAAAACAAAAATTCATTGAATATCATATTCATAAAATTTGAAAATTATATCAAAGTTATTTTTAATTGTCGTTCAGTGATATTGACAAGTCAGCAGTTAATATCAAATTATGAATTATTTCAGATTTATTTGCTGTCTCTCGTTTTGACTGAAGACATAACTAAAATCTATTATTATTATAATTATGGAATTTATACAAGAATTTGGGAGAATTTCAATTTGACACCATCATATAAATTTATTAATTTAGAAAAGACCAAACATAAAAATCCGTTCAATTCCGAAGAACCTAAACGGCCTACTAGTTCAAAGAAAATAAACAAATTTATGTGGATATTTAATAAATGGCTTGTTGATATTAATCCTGTAAATTTGTTTCATGAATATTATTCAAATGAACTGAAGTTTGAATAATATTCATATTAATAATAATGATAACTGTTAGCTGTTTTTATATTACTAATTATAATGATGGTCATATTAACATGGTTTTTATTAAATATTCGAAATATATCAAAATTATTTTAAATTATAAATCTATTATTTTGTCTATAGAACAATTACTATCTAATTATAAATTATTTCAATTTTATTTAATATCTCTCGTATTAACTGAAAATACGTCTATGATTGATTTGATGATTACTAATAGGAAAAAATTTTATGGCATTTCGACAATGAGATATTGGAAGAACGTTTATTTGACAATGTGCCATAAAATCATATTTCTTCAAAAATTTTATCATAAAAACCCGTTCTATTCTAAAGAACCTAAACGTTCAACGAGTATGAAAAAAATAAATAAATTTATGAAATCGTTTTATTATTTATATAAAGAAGGTTATATAATTAATCCTGTTTTTGTTTTTCATGAATATTATAAAAATGAAACGATTGAAATATCGGAATTTGTTAATAGACGCGTTGATTACAATAACAAAATAATTATATTAACAAATATCTTACATAATTATGGATATGATGTTTATTATTCTATTAAAAAATATTTGTTTTAAATTATAAGTATTGTCTATTTAAAAATGATTTAAAATGGTTTTATTTTTATATTAAGCAACGATGCCGACAATTAGTTGTTTCTATATCAATTATAACCGTGACCCGATTAATATAATCTTTATCAAGTATGAAAACTTCGTTAAAGTTATTTTCAATCGACGCGCAGTTATATTGACGAATAATCAATTTGTTTCGAGTGAGGAATTGTTCAATACATATTTGATATCTTTGATTTTAACCGAAGACACATCAAAAATTGACAGAGTTAATATCGATAATAAGATTTATTACGGTGTTTCAACAATGAGATATTGGAAAAATCTTTATTTGACTAATTTCTATAAAATCATTTCCCTCGATAAATCGGCTCATAGAAATCCGTTGAATTCCTTAGAACCCAAACGTGCAAGCGGTCATAAGAAATATAGCAAATTTATGCGTTATTTCTGCAATTCCTATTGTTATGAAGGATATGAGGGTTATATCGTTAGACCTTGTCAATTGTTGAAAGAATATTGTTTCATCGAAACTGAAGAGGCAAAGAAATTAATAGAACACCAAACTCAGGTTGAGGCTCTTATTTTCGTTCTTCACAATTATGGACGTGACGTTTATACGGCCATAAACAAATATATCAAGTTGTGAGATATCTCAAAGAAAAATGGCAAAAATTAAATTTTTTGTCATTATTATTGTCATTAATAAATTTGTTTTAATTTATAACTAAATACTTATAAAAATGATTTTACACTATTAATATAACTATTGTGCATACCAAAATGACACCATCAATCAGCTGTTTATACATGAGCTATAATCGTGACCCGGCAAACTTTACCTTTATCAAGTATGAAAACTTCGTCAAGGTTATCTTCAATCGCCGTTCTGTTATATTGTCCATCAAACAGTTTATTGAAAACTTCGAACTTTTCCAGCTTTATGTAATCTCGCTACTTTTCACCGAAGACACATCAACAATTTACGAAGACGTTATTAACGACAGCGTTTATTATGGTATCTATACGATGACTTGCAGCAATTTCAAGCTGGCGAATAGCTATAGAATTATTTATCTTGAGAAGTCACCTCACCGCAACCCGCTCAAAAGCAAGGAACCCAAACGAGCAAGCAGTCGAAAGAAATACAACAAATTCATGAAGTATTTCTTAAATTGCTATTCAGATGAAAGTTATATCATTCATCCTCTTCAGTTGTTATATGATTATTACGCATGCGAGGCCGAAGAAGTCGTTGGATATTTCAACGAATATTTGGAGTCCGAAATGCACGATATGATGTGCGAACTGGAGGAGGACATGATTGACGTTGTCTGAAAGGAAAGAAAAGAAAAATGGCAAAATTAATTTTTTGTCATTTTATATAAAAAAATGATTTTATAATTTTTGATTTTAATTTTTAACAATGCCTGAAATCAGTTGTTTCTATAGTACTAATTGTTTGTTTGAAGATTCGATAAATATTAATATTATCTTTATTAAATATTCTAAATATTTCAGAGTTATAATCAATGATAAATCAATTTCGATAACAATAGACCAATTACTTTCAAGTGATGAATTAATTCAAGTTTATATATTATCATTGCTTTTAACTGAAAATACAGATAAAATAAGTGTTCAACGGAAAAATAATAAAATCGTATATGGAGTTTCTACAAACATATATTCAAAAGGTTTTTCGAAATATCGGTTTGTAATGGTTGAAAAACTGCCGCATAAAAATCCATTGAATGCCCAAGAACCGAAACGTTCAACAGGGCCGAAAAAACTTCGCAAAGTAATGAGGATGTTTTATAATATGCATGAAGGCGAACTTTTCCTTGACCCAATCGTATTATTTAATGCATATTACACAAATGAGACAAATAAATTATTCATTGATATTAAAAACGAAATTGAAAAAAATAAAAGAATTGAAATCTTGACAAATATCTTACATTGTTATGGAAGAGATATTTATAGTTCTATTAGGAAATATTTGGTGTCTTCATCTTCTTAGTTTAAAAAAATGATTTTGTTTTTTTTCATTTTAATTATAATGAATATTACAAAACCATTATTAAAATGGGTTGGAGGAAAAACACAAATTATTTATACACTTCTCGGAAATTTTCCAGTTGAGATAAATAATTATCATGAAATTTTTTTAGGAGGAGGTAGTGTTTTATTTGCTTTATTATCATATGCAAAACACGGATTAATACATATCAATGGCAATATATATGCATATGATGTAAATGAACCTTTAATTTATATTTATAAAAATATTCAAACAAATCATAATGAATTATATGAAATATTGCAAAGTATTATTATTGATTTTAATGAATGTGGAGATGGTCCAGTAAATAGGAAACCGGCAAATATAGAAGAAGCTAAAACATCAAAAGAAAATTATTATTATTGGGTAAGAAGTCAATATAATAAATTGACTAATAAAAAAACAATGATTTGTTCGGCAATGTTTATATTTTTAAATAAAACATGTTTCAGAGGTGTATTCAGAGTTGGTCCTAATGGTTTTAATGTTCCTTATGGAAATTATAAAAATCCTGAAATTATAAATAAAGACCATTTAGACGAAATACATAATTTAATTCAGAATGTAATATTCGAATGTTGTGATTTTAGTTTGTCATTGTCATTATCATTGACATCAGTAGAAGAAAATGATTTCGTATATTTAGACCCGCCTTATGCCCCTGAAAATAGTAAATCGTTTGTCGGATATACTGAAAACGGATTTAATATAGAAAATCACCAAAAATTATTTGAATTAATTAATATGATAACAGATAAAAGAAATATAAAAATAATTATGAATAATGCCGATGTCAGTTTGGTTCGTGATAATTTTACAACTGATAAATATAATATAATTGAAATTTTATGTAAAAGGTCAATTAATTCTAAAAACCCAGAAGCAAAAGCCAAAGAAGTTATTATAAGGAATTATTGAGCCATATATCAAATGTTTCAAAATAGTCTTCATCATCGCCAAATAAAACTTCAATTTTATGTTCAATAAGAATTTTATTTAGAATTATATATTTTTTTTCTTTTGAAATAATTTTATTTTTCAGAAAATCACTTACACAAAATCCATATACAACTTCGAAACCTTCACCTAAAACTAATTCATATTCTCGTTTTAGAGATGGTCCAGACCATAATTTAGTTTCAACGGAACCCGCAACATTTTGTTCTTTTTTCTCTAATATTTTTATTACTTTTTTACCGTTTTTATATTCAATGATATATGCTTCATCTGGACATCTAAATAAATCAATGTCATAATTTTGTTTCATATAAGTTTTCAAACCGTTTTGTAAAACAAATATAATAGTCATATCATCAAATTTTTTTGATAAACAATAATCATAATATTTAGGATTTTTTTTTAAATCGGTTTTTATATACCCATCTTTAATTAGTCTTTGTTGATTATTTGTTTTTTCCTCAAACCTTTTTCCAAAATGGTTTGTATTTGCACCTCCTGCACCGGTTCCTTTATTGATTTTTTTACTCATAATGAATTGTATTTTTTTTAAATAAAAGATTTCATTTTTTTATGCATGGTAAATAGCATTCATAATATTAGTTAAATAATCTAATTTTTGTTCTATCATCATTAGACGATATTCAATGATGTTTTCTTTTTCGTCTGTTTTCTTAGTTTTTTTATTTGGACTTTCCATTTTATTTATATATTTTTCTATGATTTCCTGTTCGATATTATATAATGTTGATAAATCCTCAATAGTTATATTATCATGTTTATATTTAGGATATAATATATTAGTTACAACTCTAGATTTTATTCCAATGATTGTTCGTTTATGAATAAGAGCTATTTCTTCATAAGTCTTATTATCTGCCAATTCCTGACAAAGATTATCATTTTCTTCTACAGTCCATTTTTTACCAACTCTCGATGTTTCTTCGTTATCCATATTAATCTCTTTAAATTCTGAATATAAAAATAATTCATTTTTTAAATATAAATATGAAATTGTTAAAAGAAGATTTATATATCAATTGTGACGATTTAATTAAAGAAGCTAATGTATTATATGAAATAGCAAAAAATAAAGACTTACTTGAATTAGATAAATATTATATTAATGATATGAATAGATATATCAATAAATATAACCTATTTAAGGAACGTTATATAAAGATGTATATAAAGGACTTAAAGGAATATTGCGGCGAATAAACAAAAAGTTTATTTTTTGATGATTTCTAAGATTGATACTAACAATGCTTCATATTCAACGGATTTTTGAATATCAGTATCAGCACTACCATTAGTAGATAATATTTGTCCCATGTATTGTCCTCGACCATATGGACTATTATAACTACTTGCAAATTCAAGGTTATATAGGCGTCTTTTTTCATTTAATTCGCCAATAAATGCTTTTATTTTTTCAGCGATATTATCATTATTAATTTCGTCTTTAATACTTTTAATTCTGTCGTTTTGATATTTTTTCATGTTTTCCATTATTTCTTGTGGGTTCATCTTTGTTTTTTTTAATCAAATGAACAAATTCATTTTTTAATAATTATACAAAAAAATGATTATAAATTCATAATGATATCTTATTATTTATAATCATATGGATATAGAAGAAATTGTTATTGATAAGACTAAAAATAAGTCTTTGACAGAAGAACAATTTAGCATATTGAAAGTAGAACTGCTTAAAAATGAATTTGAAAAGATTATTGATTTTATTAAATATATTCAAAAAACATATAAATTCAATTGTAGCAAAATTGATTTGATTAAAATTTATAATTCTCTTGGTTATGAAGATTATAATTTAAAAAAGAAATTAATCAAAAAAATTCAAAAATCTCAATCTGGTATTATTAGTGTAACTGTTTTAACTAGCGGAACACCCGAATATACCAATAAAAACGGTGAAAGAGTTAAAGGAACTTTTAGTTGTCTTCATAATTGTTCGTTCTGTCCCAATGAAAAACCTTCAGAGGCCAATAATTGGACACAACAGCCCAAAAGCTATTTATATACAGAACCAGCTGTTTTAAGAGCAAATCAAAACGATTTTGACCCAATTAAACAAATGAATTCTCGTATTTCATCATTAGAAAAAATGGGACATGAAATAGACAAAATTGAATTATTAGTTTTAGGCGGCACCTGGAGCGAATACCCAAAAGAATATCAAGATGAATTCATAACGAAGTTATATTATGCTGCTAATGTTTATTACAATAAAAGAGAAGAAATTTTAACTCTAGAACAAGAAATCGAAATTAACGAAACTGCTAAAATTCATATCATCGGATTAACATTAGAAATGCGAAGTGATAGTATTAATATCAAAGAAATAGAAAGATTAAGAAGGTTCAATTGCACTCGTGTTCAATTAGGTATTCAACATACTGATAATGAAATTCTGCGAATGAACAATAGAGGCGAATCAGTCGAAAAGACAAAACAAGCCATCAAATTATTAAAAAATAATTGTTATAAAATTGATGGTCATTTGATGTTAAATTTATATGGCAGTTCTGTTGAAAAAGATAAGACAATGTTAGATGAAATATTGACAAATCCAGAACTACAATTAGACCAATTAAAAATATATCCTTGTGCTGTAGTTCCTTTTACAAAAATAAAAGAATTATATGAAGCAGGTATTTATAAACCATATGATGATAAATATCTATATGAATTAATCAAATATTTCAAAATCAATATTACAAAACAATTCAGAATTAATCGAATTATTAGAGATATATCTGGACATTATATTATTGGTGGATATTCTCAGCAATTTGTAAGCACCAGACAGAAATTATTAGAAGATATGAAAATTAATAATTGGAAATGTAAATGTATTAGATGTAGAGAAATTAAAGGAAATGTAATTGAAAATGCAGAATTGGAAATTATGGAATATGAAGCAAGTGGAGGAACTGAATATTTCATATCATTCGAAAGTGATGAATATCTTGTTGGATTTATTAGACTAAGATTAAATATTGATAATTCTAAATTATTGCCAATTTTAGAAAACACAGCTCTTATCAGAGAATTACATGTTTATTCGACTTTGTCACATGTAGGCAATAACGATAATTATTCTCTACAACATAAAGGATATGGAAAAAGACTAATCGAAAAAGCTGAAGAAATTGCAAAATTAAATGGTTTTAGCAAGATTGCTATAATCGCCGGAACAGGTGTAAGAAATTATTATAGAAAATTTGGATATAATCTTATAGAAACGTTTATGTGTAAATCATTATAATTTAGTTCTATCATATATATACAATTCATATAATTCACCTACGAAATTATTAGCTTCTATATTAGATGTTAGTTGTGCTCCATCTTTTATTCTTTCAGTTAAAATAAAATCAGATGGTGTTCTATCGTCATGAACCGTTCCTAATGTTTCTATTCCTGTTTTGTCTTTACCATCGTTAATATCAACATCAACATTAATTTCAACTATTGTATTTGTTGAATATATAATTGAATTAAAATTTTTATTATTATTATTTTTACTTCTTTCATTGGGTATATTATCTAATTGTATATCTGTATTATATGTATCCGGTAATTCATCTTTGTTAAGCTGTTTATTAAGTCTCAATTTAATCATTGGTCTTGCGAGAGTGCTTAATAAATTCATATAACCTTGGACTTTATCATAATGTTCTTTTTTATCTCGTTTATTAACATTGATTTTAGCTTTTATTCTCATTTGTTTATTATCAATTGATTTTTCTAAATATAAAATATTCTTTGTTTGAAAATTCAAATAACCTATATTATTAACCAATTTAAATTCGGGTTGATATTTATTATCACTTTGTCTATAACTAAAATCACGATGATTTCCAGACTGGTCATATAAAATATTTACATAAAATATTCTATCAGTCGGTAATTTAGTATAAACAGAACCTTTATAATAATAATACTCGCCATTTTCATAATATACGGGTGTTTCGATTGGATTACTATTATCTAAACTCGGACTGCCATAATTTATAGTTGTTAGTTTTAATATAGGTCCTTTATAATTCTTGTTTAATAATTTTGTTCCATATATTGCAATAATACCTGTATTATTTTGGCTATTGATACCTCTAGTTATTGGAATTGAATTAAATAATATTTCTTTGTTTGCTCCGGATGTTTTAAATAATTTAGGTAAAAAATTATTTATATTATCATTTGAATTATTGTAATATGATTTATCTGTGCTTAATATGAATTTGCCTCTATCGTCTTTATCTATAGGAATTGTATATGTAGATGGATAATTCATAGCATTTCTTAAATTTTCATCAATATTATTATAATCCGATGATGAATATAAATTACTGTTATAATCGAATTTTACATCTTTAGGAGTTAAAGCACAAAAAGTTTTTTCGGATGAATAATCACCATTTGATTTAAAATTCATATGAAAAACATTATCACTTCTTCCATTAGTTATTACTTCTCTGTTTATAAGTAAATCTTCATATTGATTTTTGCCGGTGGTTATATAACTGATGGAATTGCTAATTGAAGCAAATTTATATTTAAAAGCGTCGGGTAATAGGTTATTTAATTTATCTGTAATTGTTTTTAAAAAAGATAAAGAATTATATTGAGTTATAATATAATTTTCAACATCCATATTTAATAATTTTTTACTGATATCATTAGCACCAATAATTTCACCTGGATTTGTGAAAATAGGTGTTGTAAAACCTAGAGCTAAAATAATAGCTATTATGATAATAATTACAGCAACTTTTATAATAACTCCTTGACCAGCATTAGCAACTAATGAAACTGCATATTTAAAATTATCAATGATATAAGCACCCAACATAACGATATTAACGAAAGTCGAGTATAATATTCCAGTGCCGTATTTTGTGAGTTGTAAATAAAATTTGCTAGATTTGTCACTTTTATCAAAATTAAATTTATTTATGTTTAAATTTTCTGTTGCATCATTATCAGCCATTTTAGTTATAACATTTAAACGTTCTCTCAATTCATTAATTTTATTTTGAGTTTCATATTCTTTTTCTTCATAATTAGTTTCAAGTTTTTCTAATTTATGTTTTTCAGGTTCGGTATTTTTTAATGTGTATAAAGATTGCGGAATGAAGGGTCCTAAGATATCTGTTTTTTATTACC